CACTTATTAAATCATTATTAACCCACCAACGCTCAGGATATTTCATGTCTGCGATTGTTATTTCCTCGCCTCTTTCCCGTTTGTTTCTTAGCTCCCGAAGATTAAAGAAATTCCATACCGGCTGTGAGTTTTTTTGAGTGGCAATTTCCACCATGATATGCGATGAGTCTTTATTGTCTTTAGCTGCAAAGATTGAGCGGAACATTCCGAAGTCTTTTAAAACTTTGTTGTAACGCTCTGCGCCCATCATTACATCGTTACGAATCATTTTTGTATCGTTTGAAACATGATCCTGTGATTCGGCTGTAAACAATCTTTTATCGTAGTAAATTTTATAACCGTGTTTAATTAGCCGTTGCCCGAAACTCTGGTCTTCATAACCTATTCCATCAGTCAAACAATCAAAGCCGTTAATTGAAAGCCCTGCTTCTAATGGAATAACAAATGAACAGCCGAAGAAATGTGAACCTTGAACAGAAACTTTATCGTTATCAGGACAAGTATTCCATCTTGAATCGTGTCCGTTTTCTTCTTGCCTGTAATTTATTAACATACCGTTGTTAATTTCCATTTCATGCAGCTTTTTGTAAGCTCCGACTGTTACGTAATTATGTTTGGCGGTTTCGATAACTGTTTCCAGCCATCTTGAACCTAAAACAGAAACATCATCACAAAAGGCAATAGTCGGATGGATTGCATAAACAAACCCTGTATTTCGTGCATTAGCTGCAGCATAGTGAGGTTCTTTTGTTACTTGGTGCTTTCCTTGCCAAATACTCGGAAGCGGTGTTATATGTGAGGTAACAATGTTTAAATCATTGCTTAAATCAATTTGTCTTTCATCAGCCCAATAATCCACCAAAATAAACTGCATCGGCACATCAGGAAAGTTTTTCCTTTGCGCTTTTAATCCGTCCCAAAACCAATGGAAGGGATTATTTTTTCTGCAGGTTATGTAAACAATACTTATCATCTTATCGAAGGTGAATCATTCCAATAGTTATTCCAAAGGGTTAATAATGTTGAACGCCTTTCAAGTTCTAAACTCCATTCTTTAACAGGAATGTTTTTATTATCAAATGGATTTGTAAAAGGTGTATGTTTATCTGCAATCACTCCCCATTTTCGTGTGAAGTAATCCCGGTTGTAAACTTCGGTTTGCTCAATCATTGCCTGATATTTAAGATTGTGCGGGTAAGGTTTACCGTGTTTGATTGTTACAGGGATTTCAATGTTATAAGTATTTGCTTTACCTACCCAAAACCTCATTCTCATTTCCCAATCTTCATAATATATCGGATAAAAATTTTCATCAAAAGTTCCGAAGTTATTAACCCCGTTTCGTGTCCATACGAAAATATCGAAAGCATTATTTTTATCTACGTAAATAATATCAGCATCTTTATGGTGAAGGTCTGATTCGTTGCAAATGGTTTCTAATACTCCAGGTTGCAGGTCTTGGTCTTCGTTACAAATCAACCAGGCATCTTCAGTAAATATTTCAGGGGCGATATTCCATGCTCCGGCACAACCAAGATTAAATTCAGAATCAATTACACTCCATTCAGGGTTTTCTTCTTTCCATTTACACAAAGCCCCTTTTCGTCCGTTATTAATAACTACTTTGTTTTTTATCGGATAATCAACAGAATTTGCTAACCTGTTTAAAAGGTTAATGTCTAAGGCGAGAGATGGAACTAAAAGACTATTCATTTTCGTCTATAATTATTGATATAATTGCCGACATAGGGAAAATGGCTTTTGCTTCAAATTTATTTTCCATCAAATATAAAATTTGAGATTCTGTTATATAATGAGAATGAACGCTTATTATTACATGCGTTACCCCTGTTGAAACTTGGATTGTGTATGTTTTCATGGTACTAATTCAGTATCTTTTTGGTCTGCTAATCTTGGAAGGATTGTATAAACTTTGCATTTAGGAAATACCTCATAAAATAATAATACATCAATCGGCTGTGAAGCATCCCTGCAATTTTCAAGAAGTATCGGAATTGCCTTTGCTGAAATTATCATTGCGTGAGTGCAAAGCGGATATTTTACCTCGTAAACATTTCCTGCAATGTGAGTTTTTTCTCTGCCATCGGTGCAACAATTACCTACCAATAAGAAATCAAAATCATCAGGCACATCTTCATCTAATGCCTTTTGTAGTTGCTCCTGCCAACCTTCCAAAAAGATACAGTCATCTTCAATTAGAAAATAATAATCTGCATCATGATGAGTAGCCATAACCGAATACATTAAGAAATGGCTCAATGTGCAACCTGTTTTATGGTTTGGTTGTATGTAATCAGAATCGGGGTTATCTCTTTTATATGTCCTGTTACAAGTGATTCCAAACTCATCAGCATTAATGCCGGCAACTTCATAATAATCATCAATACCATTTTCGGCTAAATGATTTTTTATGTAGTCGTACCTTGCCTTGTTTTTAGGTTGGCAAAGTAAAAAGGGTTGAATTAGTTTTCCGGTAATCTTCGAACCTTTTTATAAATTGCCCATTGTTCGTTTTGTTCGAATAATTCCATTCCGTATTCGGGTAGTTTTGAATAACCTTCTTTTGATTCGGGCCAATGAATGTCATCCGCTATCCAATATCCGCCAACTTTTAATTTCTTTGCCCAAAGTTCAAGTTCCTGAATTATCACTTCTGAACTATGGTTTGAATCTTGGTGAATAATATCCAAAACGTTATCCGCCACAAGTAATCCCATTGCTTTTGAGTTAAGTCTGATAGTTCCGCAAAAGTCATTAAGTTCATAATGGTCTATTGCATCGGATAGGGTGTTATAAATATATTTGAAATCTACCTTAGCCCACCATTCACTGTTTGCATCTGAGTTCGTACCTTCCAGACTTGCGTTTTTATGCCATGTATCAATACCGAAAATAAAACCAGAACCTTTTTGTTTATAAGCTAAAGCCATTGGAATAAGTGAACGCCCCCCGAAAGTTCCGAGTTCGCACCCTAGTTGAGAATCTGATTCAATAACTAAATCGTAAATGCGTTGCGCTTTAGAAAGTGTACACCACCCTTCTAATCGGTTAATAACCGCTTCCAAGTATTCTTTATCTGTTGCTATCATACTTTCCAATTTTTAGGAACCAACCAAACATCAAACGAACTGTGATAAGGGTAATAAAGCAAAACATCTTCAGGGTAAAAAAATCTTTTTTTGCCGTCAAAAGAAATTACATCATAATGCAACTGCTCAAAAATATAACCTACAAAATTCCAAATCTTATCTCCTATCAATTCAATCTGATTTGAAAATTCGCACATGATAATAGGTTTTTCTTGCGCTATAATATGACTTCCGCCTGTTAATATTCGCAATTCATAACCATCTGCATCCAACTTAATAAAGCCTATGTTTCTAAGATGTGAAAAACAATATCGGTCAAGCCTTATAAACTCAACACTAAAACCTTCTTTGTTTTTATAATCTAAAGCAATGTTTATATCATCCGTTCCGTCATTATCTTTTAAAGTCCATGATGAAAATACGTTTTGATTTTCTTTACATTCATCTTTATCGGATAAGGCAAGATTGTTTAAATTAACATTCGTATTTCCAACAAACCTTTTATAAAGCTTTTCAAACACATCAGGCACTGGCTCAAAGCAATGAATTTCTTTAAATCCATTATCTAAAAACATTTGAGTATATCCTCCATCATTTGCTCCAATGTCAATACAAACGGTATCTTTATACCTGTTCATCATTTTATTAAAGAAATCATAACCGCTACCAAATAAAACATTCTTTGATAAATTCAAGGTGCTTAATTTTTCTTCGGCTGTTAGTTCTTTTGGATTCATGCCTCAATTTTATTATTAAACAAATAGTTTATTAAAGCCCTGTCTATTCCTAAGTTAATTGAAATTGTTAAAGACCTGCCATTAACCATCAGCTTTCTGCATGGTTGGCAAATGCCAACATAATCTTTTCCGTCAAACCAAATATCAAACGGTCTTTGATGATTCATAAATTTAAACCCCTTTGATTCCATTAGGTTTTTATAAAACACATACTTCAATGTAGTGTCTATTATTTTTTGAGCTTCTTCTCCTGTCATGCCTCAACTAATTTATTTTGATAAACAATTTCAACTAAGTTATCTTTTAGCATTTCGTTGGTTACATTAAAGATTCTGCATTGATGGTCGTTATAGCCGTAGTAAACTTTATATCCTTCATCATAAGGAATCACCCCTCCCGGAAATACAACATAAATCCGGTTGTTCATTCTCGGAATGTTTATATTAATTCTGTTGCCTGATATTAAAGGTTCCTTAGAAATAAATAAAGGTTCAAATGGTGCTTTAGTTGAAAAAATGTAGGCCCCCATATAATACTGCCTTTGACGGTCGCGGGTGTCTATTGATGAATGAAAGAAACTTAAATACTGGTCTTCATTTATTTTTATCGGCGAAGTACCGCCTCTTAATATTCCCCATTTCCAATTAATGTTGTATTCAGTTTGATAAGCATTTTTATAATCGGCTCCATTCATTTCAAATATCGTATGCGGATGAACCTGGTAAACCGACATGATTTTATTTTCATGTTCAAAGAATGTCCAATTCTTTTCGGTTCTATCGTGAACAGGTTTCTTTAAATAAAAACTTTCTTCTGCCTGCAGGGTGTTAATAT